ACTCTATTAACCAACATGTTTAATACAGATGGGTGGTCAACAACAATCTTCCAAGTTAATTGACCTGTTCTTGATGTGTTGTTGTAAGTGTATACAGGTTCAGGACGACCAATGAAATCAGTCTGTTTGAAACCGGCTCTTGTTGATTCGTTGAATGTTAAACCATATGGTGGGAACCACATTACTCTACCACCATTCGGACCACGTTCACAGGCAGGTAAATCTTGAACTGATAGACCCGGTCTGTTTGATGTTCTCCACGCCAAGTTCTCCAACGAGAACATATACTTCTTAGCATAAAACCCACCACCAAATGGATATCCCCCCACTATATTAGTAGAGTCTTGTCCACCTTCTCGTTTGTTCGGTGCAATGTTTAAGTTATATGTGTTATCAAATACTGAATATGCAAACTTTCTACCTTGTGTGGTAATACCATCGGTTTTCTGTAAGTCATTAAACTGAAGGTATGGAGTATCTTTGGTGAAGATTCTACAATACTCAGCACCTCTTTCTTGACCGATTTCACCAACATAACGAACAACTTTTGAACCTTTGGTAATCTCTTTGTATCCATCGTTGAATACCTTAGATACTTGGTCAATTGCGTTTCCTACGTGTTGGAATCTTTTACCTCCTCTTGGTTGTGAATCAATGATACGTTGAGTATCATCCATGATTGAACCTTGTCTGAAGGTGTAGTTTGTTGATTCAGTTGGACCGTATCCTGCAGGTCCAAAGTCAGGGTCTTCACTTGTTGGGTCTCCACCAGGACTTACATACTTACCAGCATTTCCTCTGAACTTAGGTGATACCCAAGTGAAACCACCTTCAATACCCCCACCACTACTGTATGTCGGTCCGTTAGCCCCAAGTCTAAGAGCTTTACCGGGTCCCTCATAAAGTTGTGAAAGTTCTGACGGTCCATAAACAGGTGCTTTAACCTCTCTTCCGAATTGGTTGGTAGGTACATCACCAACGGGTGAGAATACATTACTTGGTTCTGAAGTCTCTGAACCAACATAATAAAACCCTGCGTTTTCTGTTGCGGGTCTTAGAACCCCTGCAACTCTATCAAAGATGTTCTTTGAATAGTTTGGTCTATAGATGTTGTATTCTAAGTTTTTAAACAATATAGACTTTTGACCGGCTCCGGTGTTCTCCAAGAACAACACGGAACCTGTCTTAGGTGAACCAAAAAGACTACCGAAGAATCTTCCGATTCCCGATGCCAAGTTAGCCCCCGCGTAAGCACCAAACAATTGCTGTGTGGTTCCCTGATTTTGGGGGTTAATACTTGGGTCAAAATAACTTCCTGGTATTGTAGATAGTGGAACATAAGTTCCTGAAACCCTATTTAATAAATCGGCTGACGCTCCCAACAATGATGTTGGTTGTGTAATGGTATAGTTTGGTTCCAAGATTGGAACTCTACCTGTTAAGATATTGAGGATATCCTCTCCTCCATTGACGTTAAGGAAGTTTACTCTTCCTAATGTGTTTCGTCTTATTTCTCTTGCGGAGTTAAATAAGAACTGTTCCTTGTAGAAACCGGCACTGATTTTTGCAAGATAAGAGTCACTTGATAATAAACCATCCGAACCAAGTGGGTCGGGGTTCAAAATAAGTGATGACGCTCTATACGATGAAGGATTAAATGTGTCAGGATATGGTTGGTTGTTGGTTCCTCTACCATGTCTGTTTTGTAGGATTTCTAATTGAGTGAAGAATAATCCTGAATCATATAACTGATTCTGTGTATTTGTTCCACCAAATGGGTTCAGTGGTAACCAAGCGCCCTGAACACCCGGAAAACCTGTACGAGCCGCTTGTTGACCTTCATTGAGAATTGTTGCATCGGTGTAATCGTATTCCCCCTCGTTTGAGTTTGTATTTTTAAGGGTGTTAACATCAGGTACCTGAATATATCCACCATCTCTACCATATTGGTTAAGAGGATATGCTTGGTTGGCGAAAGTTGGATTGTCAATTAACGCATCATTACTGTCCGTAGGAGCCATATCCCTAAGGATTGTCTCATAGTTAATCGGAGGGGTAATACTTGATGGCGACTTTTTGTATGGCACAAGGTTCCTAACAATAAGTTTCTTTCTAAAAACCTCGGAACTAGGAAAATCTAATGGACTTGGCATACTATTTTATTCTATAAATACAGAAATCAAAATTTTATTTTCTTGATGAAATTGGTTTAGTTCCATTTTCATCTATTTCACCAAGAACTTTTACTAAAGCATTTCTAAATTCAGGACTTTGAACATATTGTGTAAGTCTGGCGGTATCTACACCAACAGGTGCATCAATAACAAATCGTACTTGACCATTAATATTTACATCTTTTTGTTGATTTACTTCAACATCTTTAGCCATGCTTTTCCTAGCCTTATCAACAGCGGAAGTAATCTTTTCATTATAATAACTTTCTTCGGCACTTCTTGGTTTTTCAATACCAAGTTGAGTTGCAAAATTCATAAATTTAGAAACTACACTACTACTAAGTTCATTTGATTTCTCTTCAACTCTTTTTGTAGCTTCATTAAGGGCATTCACATCACCTCTTGATGCTTTTACCAATAAATCTTTAAATCCATCACCTACAGTTTCAAAGAATTTTCTTGTATCTTCACCACTGCCTAAAACTCTTTCAGAATATAAGGCACTTGCTATATCATCACCAGCTCTTTTAAGTGCTTCTGCACCTCTAATAATTCCCGATTGTCCAGCAATAGCATATCCAATTTGGATTGGTAATGCCTTGATATCCGCTTGTATAGTTTCAAAAATACCAAGTTGTGCTCTTTGTATGTCTTCAACTGTTTTTGGGGCACTTTCTTGAATCTCCCTTAATTTTTGGAATTCTTGTGATTGTAAGTCACTTAACCTTTTCGTTTGTTCCTTACCTTCATCGTCTTTAATTTGAACCACATAGTCACCTTTGAAAGCTCCCGTACCCATCTTAGCCATGTTGGCAACCAACATTTTTTCTTCTTCAGTTGCATTGATACCAAGATTAATCTGACCAAGTCTTCTATCCATATCAGCAGCGGATAGTGCGGTTTTTGTAAATTCAGCGGCTGTCATTCCCGCAGCTTCGGCAATTTCTTTGATTTGTCTTTGAGCTCCCGGTGCAATTTTAAACGATTGAGTTTTTTCGTCAAAGATTGTAAATTGTTTTGTAAGATTAATTAAACTATCTTGAAGTCCTGCAGGGTCGTTAATTGATTTGTCCATCAACACAAATGGGTCTACTAAATCACCTGCCATAACACCCAATCTTTGGAACGCAGATGCCATTTCAATAGCACCTTGTGGATTCATCACATCTTCCGCAAATTTTGCGGTTTTTGACATATCAAATCTTAACATAGATGCTTGAGCAGCCATTTTCGTCAATCCAACAACACCATCAGAAAAATTAAACCTATTCATGTATTCCATGTTATTGACAACGTCTTGCATGATTTTTCTAGAATTAAGTCCTAAACTTTGAACATATCCAATGGATTCCGCAACCGTCTCACCAACTTGTGATATTTCATATCCCGCAGCTTGAAAATTTTCAACAAGTTTTGCTGGGTCTGCCGTTTGACCTATAAGTTCTGCAGCGGCATAAATTTCTGTAATAGTCTTGGTTGATTCTATCACATTTCTACGAGCACCTTCACTAATAGCTGTAATAACTCCGTCTATTTCGTATAGTTCGGCTCCTACTCGTGTTAAACTTGAAGCCGAATCACTAATAGCATTTGAAAACTCAACGGCTCTTATTCTATTGTCCCCTAAAGACTTATTAATATTATTAATCCCTGTATAGATTCTATCTACAGTATCTTTAAAATTCAAAGCATCTTGATATGCTTTGAAAACATCGCCCATACTATTAGAATCATTTGGATTGTTGGTCGCCATGTTGAATTTCTAAATAAATAGATTCTTTTGTTATTTTTGAGATTTATCTTCAATCCATTTATTCAAAAGATACTTCCTAATGAAGATAGGCATAATCAAAAATTCTTGGTACGTCATACCAAGTAATGTTTTCAAATAGTAAAATTCGTCTATTTGAGATTTTCTATATTCAGAAGAAAGGACGAAAAAACTCGACCCCAAACCCAACATTCACTGTGAGTCTTTCTCCTGACGGGGTCATAACAATTCTTTCCATATCCAATCTTGGTTCATTTTCATTCATAAATTTTTTGATAAATTTAGAGTCAGCGATTGGCATCTGCTCCACAAATTTTGAAATTTCACCCTTATCAGTGTTTCCGTTAACACTTTGAATTTCTTTTACTAATCTCATAGTAACTCTCGGAACAACCCTACCTTGTGGGTACGATTCAAATACTTTTCTAAGTTCTAAACTATCACCATATGTAAGTGGTCTCAATTTAACTTGAGCACCTGATACGGGTAAGATAGTTGAAAATGTACCATCAGTGTCAGGTTCAATTCCTTTATTAATATTTAACTCGTCCAACAAAACTTGAGTTTTGAAATCATTACCCGTAACAGGGTCTTTCAAAGTCATTTCCATTTCAGGACCAAAAGATGTGTTTCTTAAGAATATCAAAATTGCTTCAATATCACCTTCTAATAACTCTTCAGGTCTCATGCCTGGTTCGTACAATTTATTTCTAAGAAGTTGCATAGTAACATCGTCACTTCTTCCCATAAGGATGTTTTCGTCCGCAGCTGTTAGGTATCCTACCTTAACAGAACTTTTTTTGTTTTTATAAAAAATACCTCTTGAAGGTAATTGAACCACGTCATGTGGCATTGAGAAATTTTCTTGTCCGTATTGTGTTGTATCTTCCATAATAAAAAAACCGTAGAGTTTGGCTCTACGGTTAAATATACTGATTTAAAAAAGTAAATAAATAGAAATTAGTAAATTAAAACACAACGGTCAGGTCTTAAACTACAAGAAATTGTTGCCAAACCATCTTGAGAATAGTTAAGAGTTTGGAAATCCACATTTGTTAGGAATGTTCCGTACAAAATCCATTTCTCAACAACGACACCTGTTGGGTCTAACATTTCAAGGTCAATGTCTTTTTTATAACCCGCAGCGTAACCCATACGACCTGTCACTGATTCTGCGTGTAAACGAACCCACTCCATAAGAGCTTGAGCAGCAGATGGACCGATTGGGTCACGGAAAGTAACCGGAATTTCATCCCAATTAAATCTACCCGCCACAAATGTTGATGTGTTCAAGAATTGAATCTCGGTTGGATTAATCTTAATAGATGGACGTTTTGTTGATTCTACAAACCATTCGTTAATACCTAACGAAGAAGGAAACCTTAGGATAAAGCGGTTTTGACGCTTTGGTTCGTAAGGTATGGGCATTTTCATTAATAAATCAGCCATGTTGTTTTAATTTCTTTAAATTTTTTATCTTTTATTATAAATACTACCTGTGTGAAAATTTTTCTCTTTACTTTGTTTTTGGAAAAACTATATCTTCACTAGGTCCAGTTCTAGTATTCTTTTTTAATTCCTCCTTTAGTAGAATATACTTTAATTGGTTCTTTGATTTTATCAAAATGTTTCTTCATTACATCTACATTCTTAATATCATCATCTGAAAAACCTATTAAAGGCATTCTAGGAGAAAATTTATTGGCAATATCTTTTTTAAGTATCGCACTTTTTTGTAAAAGTGCCGCCATGGACTTCACATATCTTACAAAATCTTCCATAGCAGTTACTTTAAGTTCTTCAGGGTTTGCCGCTGAACCCTCACCGAAACTTACCGGATTATATTTGTTGAGTTCTAAGTAGGAACGAATTAATTCTTCATCCGTCATTTCTTCTTCACCCACAAAATCACGATATTTTTTTAAGTTTTTTAATAACTCTTTTTTATCAATACCCTCATAGTTGTTAATGATATAATTGTATACACCCTCTTTGATGGTTTTTGGGTTGTGACCCCTCGCAGTGATTATCGCAAAAATGGAACCGTTATTGATTGCTTCTTTAAAATCATCCCAAGCCGGACCTGGTTTAGCTCTCATCGAGTCTATCAAAAATTGTTTGTCACCTTCCACTTTAAAATTTCTAAATGGTTTTTCTGCATAACCTTTGATAGTTCTACCCATATAATCAAATGGTTCATTCCCAATTCTGTCTCTGTAAGTTGCAAAATCTTCAGTTGACATTTCTACCTCGTCACCTGAAGTATCTTCCAAAACTATCTTGGTTGGCATGTGAACAATGTTGTCATCCCAATCAAAGGCATAGTATTTTAAATCTGGTGCCTTACCTTCAAAACCTTCTTTAATTCTATTCATTATTTATAAACGGCTAAAAAGTGGGGACAAATCCCCACTTTGATTTTTATTAGATATTTTCAAACGAAGCTCCACTTGGAGTGATGAAGAATTCAATATCAATGAATTCAAGAGCTTTCGTAGGTTTTAAGTAAATCTTACCTGTTAATGTGTTTCTATCCAAATCTTCAGGTGAAGAACTTACTGTTACACGGAAGTCATAAAGACCTCTGTCTCTTCTGATTGCATCAAGGATAGGGTTAACCGAATCCAAGAACTGTTGTCTTACGATTTCGTCATTTTGTTCAAACAACAATCTAACAGCCACCGCTGAAATCAACTTACGAGCTTGTAACAACAATCTTCTTACGTTCAATCTGTTAAGAGCAGAATCTTTAACTTGAAGAGTTTTGTTACCCCAAATTACAGTTCCAACATCAGAGAAGGTTGCGATTGGGTTGATACGACCTTGATACAAGGTGTCTCTATCTTCTTGTGTAAGTTTCAATCTCGCCTTAACTGAGTTAACAAGACCTCTTGTGTAACCCGCTGATGCGAACCATGGGAATGAAATGTTATCAGTCAACGCTAAGTTTCTACAAACTTGACCTGTTGGTGGTAAGTAGATTTGAGTGTTGTTAACAGTATCTCTTTCTAAAATCCATGGGTAGTAAGTTGCTGTGTATGATGAGTCAATTCCTGTATCATCCAAATTGTCAACCGCTTCTTGTGGGTAGATAATTTCATACTGAGAACCACCGTCAGGAGTATACATGTTGTAGTCAGGAGTTGTTACGATATAAACCGAGTCAGCTCTTTCATTTTCAACCATACCAATTGCGGTTTCACACAAGTTAGAGTTGTTTACGTAGTCAATACTTGAAGTTGCAAATACGTTGATGTTTGTTGATTCAGGGTTATTGAATGACAAGATACCAAGTAAGTAAGCGTAGTAGTCGGTGTTAGCAAAATCTTGTGTATTGTTTGCCACAACGATTCTCTTAAATGTACCGTCACCATTTGCTGTTGGATATCTTTGAGTAGGTGTAGAACCTTGTAAGTATCCTGATGCACCCAACATAAATCTGTCTTGGTTAGTTCTAAACTCTCTGTAGATATCCCATCCGTCAAATCCACCTTGGAAGCAGAATGTATATTTTCTTGAGTACAAGAAGTAGTATGGGTTATCTTGAGTTGTTGGTTCACCATCAAAACTTGCAACACCACAAACAAACGCTGGTGTACCACTTGTAACTTGTGAGTTACTGATTGTAACAACAGTTGCTCCTGAGTCCATGTGGAAACCTTGAGTTTGGTAGTTCCATGGAGTTGATTCAGTTGCGGTATCCCAACCTACTACAGGATTTTGTCTACCTTTATATTGTAATAAGTCAGAGTCAACACCAAATTGTGAAGACATACCAAGGTAAGTTCTTCTTACAACATCACCACTTGAAGATACAATGTTTGTTCCACCGTAAGTACTTCCAAATGGTGGGTCAAATATTGTTTCACCTGGGAAGAAGTATTTGTTTTTGATTACAGGGAATGGTGAAGGGTTAGATACACTGTCATATACTCTTTCTTCAAATCCACGGAAACCACAAGGTAATGCATCTATCGGTGCTTCATCAGAAAGTTCAATCATAATGAACGCAGATACTAATGGATATTCACCATTAGAAGAACCAATCTTTTTAGCAACAAAACTGTTAGAACCCGGGTCCATAGTACAGTTTGTGTATTTTTCATAAACAACAGGATTTGCATCCGTATCAAAGAAATCTCTAACCAATACATCAAAAGTTTGATTTGAGAATGAAATGTTTGCGATTGAGATTTTAACTTCTGTGTTTGCAGAGTTACCATCTGAAATTGAAACAAATCTAAACAAGTTATAAACTTTGTTACCTCTTAATTCAGATACAACAAATGGAGTCTTTGGTGTTTGGTATTTGTCCAAGAACCAAGCAATAGAAGTTGTTGAATTTTTATCTCTTGCTTCAGGTAATGCTATCAAATCACAATTTAATCCTTTAATATATCCTTTGTTGTAAGCGTAGTTTAATAAACCTGGATATGATTCTTCAACATAAATAGGAACCTCAGTTCTTGATTTTGAGAAGTTAGTAATACCGAGAACTTTAGTGATGTAGTTAGCATCAACACTTCCAAATGAAGTTTCAAATTGGAATGTTTTGTTTTCGTAAGTGATACCACTCAATAAGAAGGTTGAAAATGGACTATTTGTAACACCTGAATAAGCTCCTGTACAAATCATATCCAAATCTGTCAATCCTGTTACTTGATAAACGGGACCGTGATTGTTAGCATCATATACTGAAATACCTCTTGAGCGAAGAGTTGCAACAACTAAGTTATTGTATTCGGTGTAAGCAGTTCCACTGTAGTAATAAACTGTTCCTGATAAAGTCACATCAAAATTTCCTGTTCCACCTGTAGTGAAATCGGTAACCGCATAATCCCAAGAAAAACCTGAGTAACTATTATTAGAATAATTTGTGAAAGTTGCATAATACCAAGGGTCATTAACAGAATCTGTTAAATCGTTAAACGATAAGTTCATACTATCAACACTGAATACGTTACCCAAAGTTGAGTATTGGGCAGACAAGTCATTGTATTCTGTTTCAGGAATTGAACCATAAACATTCAATGTAGTGCCTGTAATATTTGTGTTACCTGAAACACCTAAAATAAAATTAAAAATATCTTTGTTGTAGGTGCTTGTTGAACCATTGTTTAACAAGTATTGAATGTTAAGGTTGTCAGCGATAACGTCAGGTAATGGTGTTGTGAAGTTTAAAACATTACTTACACCCGTGTTACCGGTTACTACTGCAGTAAAGTCTAATGCAACAACATCCGTATCTACTCCGATTGTTGTACCATCTACGTTAGCGGTCACTCTAATAGACCAAGAAGGACCCGCATCATAACCTGATAAACCAAGAACTCTTGTTACGAATAATTGGTTAGATTGTTGTAGATATGCCTTTGCAATATATGCGGCTTCATATTTAGGGATTTGCGTTCCAATGAATTTTTCAGGAACGGTACCTCCGAAGAATGTTTGAAATTCGTCAAAGTTGGTTATAAAAATAGGTTCAAATGCTGGACCCTTTAATGTTTCACCAACTAGACCCAAAGTAGTTACACCTACGCTTTGAGCCACGAAAGACAAATCGGTTTCCGATGTGTAAACACCAGGAGATACAAATACTTTCTGATTAGCTTGTGCTGTTGCCATTGATTAATTTTTTCTTGTGCGGTTTTATTTTATACATAAATATTCATTTCAAATACAAAAAACTTGACTTTTAAATATGTATTAATAAACTGGCAGATTTTTTTCTACCTTTTTTCATACTCAATGAAAACTAACGATAACAATATCAAGAACCTAAAAATATCAGAAAAGGCACATACTGTCTTAAAAAAGTATTGTGAGGACAAAGGTTTAAAAATTCACAAATTTGTTGAAAAACTCATCTACGACAATTGCCAACTGAAAAAAGATATTTACGGAGAGGATTAAACTAACTTGGCGTTATACAAAATCAACGCCTCTTCACCTACATTTTCTTTGGTAATATCAACTTGTAAAATGTCACCAGTATTCAATTGGATGGTGTCCAAATCACTACCATAAAAATCTCCATTAATTGTTACATCCCAACTATCTATGTTGTTTGTTGATACCAAACTTAAATTAATTCTGTAATCAACTTGGTTATCAATTAAAGTTGTATTACCTGAAGTATAAAATAAACGGTATTCAAATTCATTAGGATTTGGTGGATATATTTCGGCTCTTCTACCCTTAGCAACATTAACATCTGTCTCAAATAACTGAACAACACGAGCCACCGCAGGTTTAACTTGAAATTCTTCTTCATCAATCAGGTATCCCAACATAGTGAAGTCGTAACTTTGAATATAATATTGTCTTTTTTCAACTTCAGTCACAGATTCATCACTTATGTTATTCATAATGATTGGTACATACTGACCTTTGATAAAAGTATATGCTTGACGAGATGAAAAAGTTTGAAGAACATTTTTGTTAAATGTATTCAACTCTCTCATTCTGTTACACATAATTTTTACCTGAAAATTCAAATCAACAGGAACAGGTTGTGGAATTGTATAAACATCAAAACCTTTTTGGTTTCCATTCCAAGTAGGAACCGTTGCATAATAGAATTGTTTTCTATTTGGAATAGTGTATTGGGTTGAAGGATTAGTTCCGTATTTTACTTCAGGTTGACGAACCACTGTAATGAAAGGAAGTTGTACGTTAAAGTCGGGGTCTTTAAAATTCCAAGTTTCTGTAAATTGAGACCATCTTTGATTAGTTATAATCTTGTCAACAACATTAATATCTTTTCCAGATACTGTAGTTTTTAATTCCCCCTTTACAAATTCCAACATACCCAAATCCAAATCAGCATGTAAAACACTTTGAGGAAGGTAAGTTCCGTCTTTGTTAATAAACTCCAATAATTGTTCTCTCCTTGCCGAAAGAGTTTTCGGTGGAACTAAATCAATGTTTGGTTTAATTTGTTTTGGAAATGCCATTACGTACCAAAGAATTCGTTTTGACTTACAGGTGTTGCAATAATAGTCCTGTAAAATGGTTTATAACCTCCATAAGTATGACGGTTGTCTGAAACGACCCTTCCGTCATCGGCTACTGAATAGTATCTAACTTTACTTTCAGTTTCATAATAACCTAAGTAATCCCCCATTTGAATCTCAACCTGTAGTTCATCCAAATAAGATTGGTAAACAGAGAACTTCATATTACCTGGTTCATTTTGTTCAATTCTACTTGTTCCCAACCTTTGTGCGGTAGGGGCCAAGATTTGAACCAATCCTTTAATTTCTACAGGAGCAAGAAATTGGATACCTCCTTCGGGTACCTCCCCATATACATCGTCCTGTAGAGTTTTATATCTATCTATTCTATAGAGAATAACTGTAAAATTCATGTCACCCTCAAGCCACTCTGAACCCATGGCGACATCTAAAGAATAATCTTCACCACCAAAGAATTTACCTAATCTTGTAATAGGGACTAACTTATCTGACATATATTGATAAATACATTCTTATTTGTTATATTTAATATGTTTGTGTATAAACCTATGTACCTTTAAATACTAAATGGGAATTAGTCTTACAATAGAATCCAAAGCAATTACCGCACTTGAAAGTTATGAGGGTGCAAATAACTATATCCTTAATCTAAAACACAAACTTCAGTTAAATCCTAAGTTTTACCCAACAAGGGCTCAGTCGGAATATATTTTAGCCAACAAAGACAAGAACCCAAAGGTCGCAAAAAAGTGGGTTGTTCTTGATTCATACTTTGCTAATAAACTTGCCAATGACAAATTTCTTCTTCAGATTCCTGAGAGAATTTGGGTTGAAAAACTTTTGGCTGAAAAAGACAAAGCTTATCATGTATGGGGTAAATTCTTTGAAGGTGATTCATTCTCTGATTTTTGGATTCCAAAAGCATCACTTATTAAAGACAACAAGGTTGACATCAAAGACGTGGATTACTCCAAGTATTCACACCGTCCTCCATTGGACCACCAAAAGGTTGCAATTGAAGAACTATTAAAAAATAAGAAGTATATCTTGGCGGACGATATGGGTTTGGGTAAAACCACATCAACAATCATCGCCGCGTTGGAGACAGGGGCAAAAAAGATTTTAATTATTTGTCCAGCAACTCTTAAGATTAACTGGCAAAGAGAATTCCAACTTTACTCTGACAAGACAAGTTATGTTTGTGACGGTAAGAACTTTTCTGAAAATCACGATATTCTGATAATGAACTATGATATCATCAAGAATTTCCACGATACAAAAGACAAAGAAAAATCTTTGATTTTCAAATCAAATTTTGACTTGGTTATTATTGATGAAGCTCACTATGTTCAAAACGTCCAAGCCCAAAGAACCAAACTAATTAATGATTTGGTTAAGAATGTTGAAAGACTATGGTTATTGACAGGTACCCCTATGACCTCACGACCTATCAATTACTTCAATCTATTATCATTGGTAGATTCACCCGTGGCGAAGAATTGGATGGCTTACGTGGTTCGTTATTGCTCGGGTTACCAATTCAAAGTTGGAAATAGAAAAGTATGGAATGTGATGGGGGCATCGCATTTGGAAGAATTAAGAGACAGAACCTCATCAACCGTCTTGAGAAGATTAAAAGAAGACGTGTTGGATTTACCCGATAAAATTATTACACCGGTCTACCTTAGACTTCGTTCTAAAAAATACGAGGAAGTTATGGGTGACTATTATAATTGGTACGAAAAAAACCCTGAAGAAAGTAAAAACCTTTCAATTCAGTTTACCAAACTTACCGAAGTAAGACAGGTAATTGCCGAAGAAAAAACTCAACACACCATTGAAATTGCCGAGAACATTATAGAACAAGGAAAGAAAGTTATTATTTTTTGTAACTTTACCAAATCTTTGGAAACCATTGTTGAACATTTTGGAAAAGCCGCGGTTAGACTTGATGGACAAATGTCCAAGATACAAAGACAAGATTCTGTGGATAGATTCCAAGAAGATGAAAAGGTTAAAGTTTTTGTTGGTAACATCAAAGCAGCAGGTGTTGGTATTACCTTAACATCAGGTGAGGCGGTTATCATGAACGACCTTTCATTCCTTCCTTCAGACCACTCTCAAGCTGAAGATAGAGCATACAGATACGGACAAAAAAACAACGTATTGGTATATTATCCAATTTTTGAGAACACAATTGAAGGAATTATTTACGATATTTTAAATGCGAAAAAGCGGATTATCGGAACGGTAATGGGTGATATTCAACAAGATGACACAAATGTTGTGGAAGAAATTCTAAAGAGTATTAGTCAAAGAAGGTAAAATGGGTTCTTTCTATTATTTATAAAGAAATACCTTACAATGCAACAATTACAAGAATCAGTAGAAAAACTTGAAAAGAAGATTCTACAAGAACAAAAAAAAGAAGAGGTTAAGGTTCTAATCAAAGAAATGAAAAAAATCGGAATTGAAAAACTTCCGTACGCCTATTCAGCCATCAGTAGATTTATTGACCCCGAAACAATGAATGTTCATTACAACAAACATTACAAGGGTTACGTTAACAAATTGAATCAATTACTGAAGAAAAGAAAAGGTGACCAAGACCTTGAAAAAATAATCAGAAACATTTCTCGTTACCCAAAAGGTATCAGAGATAACGCGGGGGGAGCCTTCAACCACGCTTTGTTTTGGAACATGTTAACACCAAAACAAATGAAGATTACCAAAGAGATGGAAGATAGAATCAAAAAAGACTTTGGTACCTACGAAAAATTCAAGCAACAATTTGAAACCGTTTCAAAAGAAAGATTCGGTTCAGGTTGGGTGTGGTTGGTATTAACCAACAAGGGAACCCTTAAGATTATGTCTACTCCAAACCAAGACAATCCACTTATGAACATCATTGAAGGTGGGGGTTATCCATTGTTGGGGTTGGATGTTTGGGAACACGCTTACTATCTCAAATATAAAAATAAGAGAGATGAGTATGTAAAAAACTTTTGGTCTGTGATTAATTGGGATTTTGTCACTAACTTGTACAAAATGAAAACTGAAACATCATTATTAGAATCTGTAGAAATGGGAGAACTTTTGAAAGAAGCAAAATCCGAAGGATGTTCACGAGACGATATTGAAACGTATCGTGTTTTATTCAACGTAAACAAAAATGCGAGAAACATCTACAAAAACACAATCATCAAAGTTCATCAGAAAGTTTTTGCTGACAAGTATCACACCAAAAGAGAAGATGGTGAAATACCCGGTGTTTATAATTTGGAAAAACCAGGTCGTTCAGTTATCAACTATATGAACACAAACTACTCGGTTTTCTGTATTATGGTTAATGATTTGAATAAAGTTATTCAAGGTCAGTTAGGTCAAGAACCAATATCTTTTGAACTTAAGACTCCTGCAGAACAGATTACCGAAATGAAAAGAATGTGTAACTACATTGAAAAATTCCAAGACAGGATTTTCTCTAAAACATCACACACATTCAAGAATATCATGGCAACTCTTAAGGAAAAAGATTCTATCGGAATCAAGAGAGAAGAGATGGCGAAGAAGATTTTGGAAACTAAATTACCTGAAACTACAGTTGAAATTATTGCGGGTGCGGGTAAAGAGAAAGACGCTTACAAGAAAATTGATTTGGAAATCGTCCACAAAGGAAAAAAAATTACTGCACAGGTAAAAGGTTTTGATGAACTCATTCCTGAGGATGAAAAGTTAGTGGTTACAAAAACAGGAGAAATTGACAAATACAAAGTT